CGGCAGGCGCGCTGGTGTATGGCATCGGCCTGGCGGATGCGCAGATCGACATCGAAGGCATCAAGGCATGGGCGAGCTTTTGCACGGCGCATGGCTTGGGTTTCAATGCCGTCATCGACCAGCGCCAGAGTTGCGCCGATGTGCTGACCATGATCGCGCGCTGCGGCCTTGCCTCGACAAGCTGGGCCAGCGGCAAGCTCGGCATCGTCTGGGATGCGCCGAATGCCTCTCCGGTGATGGCCTTCGGCATGGGCAATATAGCCAAGGGCAGTTTCACAGTCGCTTACCTGACCGAGAGCATGGCTGACGAGATCGTCGTCAGCTACGTCGACGCCAGCCGCGATTGGCAGCAGCAACAGGTGCGCGTCATGACGCCGGGCACCACCAACCCGCAGCGCACCACCACCGTTGAAATGATGGGCTGCACGAATGCCGCGCAGGCCGGCAAGTTCGCCAATGTGCTGGCCGCGCAGCAGTATTACCGCCGCCGCACGATCACCTGGGAAACGGATTTTGAAGGGTTTGTCGCCCAGCGCGGCGATGTGGTGCTGCTCTCGCACGACCTCACGCAATGGGGCTACAGCGGGCGCATCGTGTCTGTTGTCGGGGCCGTAGTGACGCTGGATCGCGCCGTGCCGCGCTCGGCGGTTGATTACCTGATGATCCGCCAGCCGGATGGCACGCTGACCACCTATACCGCAATCGGCAGCGGTGGCGATAGCGACACGCTCACCCTCACCATTCACCGCTGCCGACACCGGGGAAGAAGGTCAAGATCATCAGCGTGCAGCCGCTGTCGGTATCGCGCGTGCGCCTGGTGGCCACCGACGAAGACCCGGCGTTTTATGCGGCGTGGAATGGCTCATGGACGCAGGCCGGCAACAATACGCTGCTGAAAAACAATACCCCGCAGATCACCAATATTGTCATCAACGAAACGCTGGTGCTGTTGAGTAGCGGAAAAGTCGGATCTCGCGTGACGGCGAATATCACCGTCAGCGGCGCTTACGACAAGATCACCCTGCGCTGGAAGATGGCCGGCGGCTCGTGGGCTTCCATTGAAACCCGCACCGGCGCTATCGAGATCGAGACGGTCGATACCGGCCAGCTACTCATCGAGGCGCGGCCGTTTTACGGGGTATTGATCGGCCGCCTATTTGCCACCTCAGCCATCCTGCTCGGCAAGACGCTGCCGCCAGCGGATGTGCAGAATTTTGGCATGGCGGTTTCGGGTGGCATGGCTTACCTGACGCTGACGCCCGCCACCGACATCGATGTGCAGATCGGCGGAATGCTCAAGATTCGCCATGCCTCCGCCATCACCGGCGTGACCTGGAATACTGCTGCCGACCTGATTCTGGCCGCGCCGACCAGCAGCTTGTCGGTGCCGCTGATGGCCGGCACTTACCTGGCGAAATGGGTGGATAGCTCCGGCATTGAAAGCCGCAACGCGGCGCTGGTGGTGACGACCCTGACGCCCAGCCTGCTCGCGTTGAATGTCGTGGGCAGTGTCAGCGACGATGGCGCAGGCTGGCCGGGCACGCCCACCGACATGACCTACGACCCAACGCTGGGCGGCATGAAGCTGAATGCCGCCGCCAGCATCGACAGCATGATCGACGCGGTGGATATCTGGCCGGCGATCGACACCATCGGCGGCATGGTGAGCGCGGGCTATTACCAGCTCTCCGACACGCTCGACCTGGGGCGCGTCGTGACCTCACGCCTTTCCGCCTCTATCGCCTTCAAGCCGTTCAACGCCACCAACCTGATCGATGCGCGCGACCTGATCGACGGCTGGCCGGATGTAGATGACGATGGCGACCCGGTCGACATGCGCCTGGACAATATCGACGACTGGCTGGATATCGATGGCATCGATCTTTCCTCTGCCGGGGCGCGTCTCGAAATCAGCACCAGCGACGATGGCGTGACCTGGGGCGATTGGCGCGACTTCGTGGCGGGCGAGGCGAGCTTCCGCGCGCTGCGTGCCCGCATCTTTGCTTACACCACCCTGACGCACATCAACGTCGTGGCCACCGCTGCCGCGATTACCGTTGACATGCCGGATCGCATCGATCATGGCGACGACATCGCCGGCGTTGCCGGGCAAGTCGATATCACCTTTGCCAGCCCGTTCATGGCCATGCCGGCCCTGGCTGTCACCGGGCAGGGCATGGCGACCGGCGATTATTTCCAGATTACCAACAAGGCGCTGGCAGGTTTCAGCGTCACTTTCCGCAATGCGGCCGGCACTGCTGTCGCCCGTACCTTTGACTGGCTAGCGAAAGGATATTGACATGAGCCAACATGATTTTGTACTCGACAACCAAAGCGGTAGCGGATTTCGGGGCGACACCAACCAGGCGTTGCAGGCATTAGTGTCGCAATCGATGGGCACCGCTGCGCCTTCCACTACCTATGCCGGGCAGTTTTGGGCGGATACCACCAACAGTCTGCTGAAACAGCGCGACACCACGAACACGAGCTGGATCACCGTGGGCACGCTGGATACCGCCTACCTCGGCCTGCTGCCCGCCACTACGCCGCAGGACTTGCGCCTTTTCTCCAAGACCGACTTCACCACCGTTGCCTTCACCAAGACCGCCTACAACACCCTGCAAGTCAAAGCCGGCACGCAGTGTGCGGTGAATGGCAAGCTGATCACCTTCAGCGCGGCGACCAGCGTGGTCATGCCGACTTTGACCGGCGGCACGGATTATGCGATCTACGTCTGCGACGACGGCACGATCCGCGCCGACAGCAGTACCTCGGCACCTTCCGGCTACACCACGACGAATTCGCGCAAGGTGGGCGGCTTCCATTACGGACTGGTGGCGGGCGGCACGACGGTGAGCATCGCCAACGGTTTCTGCACCACGTCTGCCGCCACGCGCAACGGCACCACCAGCACAGCCAATGCGCTGATTACCGGGCTGGCTTCCACGTCTGACCTGATGGCCGGCATGGTCATCACCGGCACTGGTATCACTACGGGCAGCGTGATTGTCACGGTGGATTCCGCCTCGCAAGTCACCATGAACCAGAACGGCGGGGCGAGCGCAACCAACTCGCTGACCTTCACCAATACCGGCATGGTGTGGGTGCAGGGCGACGTCGACAAGATCGCCGGCATCAATACCTACTCGCTATGGGATTTGAAGTGGCGCCCGCGCTGCGATCCGCGCGGCATGGCGCTGACCGATGGCGGCACCTGGTTCGATATCTACCTATGCTCGACCGATGCCGATAGCAACGGCACCAGCAAATACAACACCAACATCGCCAGCGGCACGGTGCTGCCGAAGATTCCCGCCGTATTCGGCGGCAACGGCTCAACGACCTATGCGGCGCTCGGCTGGTGGCAGGCGAATGAAATCGCGCGCAGCGCCGGCAAGCGCCTGCCGATGGGCAGCGAGTTTTTCACGGCAGCTTTCGGCGTGGCGGAAAACGTCAGCCTCGATGCCACGTCGAGCACTTACCCGACCGCCATGCGCATTGCCGCCAAGACATCGAAATACGGCCTCGAACAGGCCGCCGGCATTCATTGGGCCTGGTGCCAGGATTCGAACTTCTACGGTGAGGCGGCCAGCCCGGCCGGGTCTTGGAAGAACGTCAACGGCAACTCGGGCGCCAACGGCAGCCAGCGCGGTCAGGAATACACCTTCGGCACCTACGGTCTGACGCGGTTGATGGCGGGCGGCTCTCGGACGTACGGCGTCATCTCCGGCTCGCGTGCTGCGGTTTGGAGCAGCTACCCGTGGCACTCGTACTGGTACCTCGGGTTGCGTGCCGCCTGTGACCACTTGAACCTTGATTGATGGCAGGCGCAAGCCTGACCAGACATGAGCAGCATCCAGGATGAAATCGTCAGCCAGAAACAGCTTGTCATCGTCGAGAAGTACGAGGCGGTGGTGAATTACCTGTATCCGGTTTTCTTCAACTTGAGAAAGCAGCATGCCGTGTTGCGCGAAAAGGCGCAGGCGTGCCTGTTTGACCAGGTGAGCCTCTTTATCGAGGCGGGGAAATCGAATCAGGTAAGCAAGTTGCATCTGGCTGATGCCAATCTGGCGATGCTGCGTTGGTATTTGCGCTTCATGGTCGATGATGCGCGCAAGTTGATTACCCTGCATCAGCATCAGGTGGCCGGCATCCTGATCGCTGAGACGGGCAATCTGCTCGGCGCGTGGATTCGTTCGCGCAAATGAGGATGTGCGGGATGAAGGCGGCAATCGGACGAACGGCGTCATCTCCGGCTCGCGTGCTGCGAATTGGAACAACTACCCGTGGAACTCGAACTGGAACATCGGGTTGCGTGCCGCCTGTGACGACATATCCCTGTGCGCATGTGCAGCTACGGCTGGCATGGCCGACCCATCGCTTTGATGTGGTCAGCCCGCGCATCCTGCTACGGCGAACACCCTACTGGGTTCGGAGAACGGCGAGTAGTGAAACATCGAAACCCGTGCCGACACTTTCCATGGGCAAAAAATACCGCAACCTGATCGGGCGGATCGCCGACCGTGACAACCTGCTGCAAGCCTACGAAAACGCCGCGCGTGGCAAGCGGCGCAGCCTCGGCTATCTGATGTTCAAGGAACACCTGGGCGCGAACCTCGCCAAACTGCAAAGCGAGATTCTGGACGGCAGCTACGCGCCCGGCCCGTACCGCTGCTTTATGGTGCATGAGCCAAAGACGCGCGAAGTCGCCGCACTACCTTTCTATGACCGCGTGGCGCAGCATGCGCTGTGCAACATCATCGAACCGCTATTCGATGTTGGCTTCGTGCCGCAGAGTTATGCCTGCCGGCGCGGCAAGGGCACGCATGCCGGCGCGATCGCCGCGCAAGCGCTGATGCGCCGCATGGGCAAGCACGGCAGCGTATTCATCCTGAAAACGGATTTCTCCAAGTATTTCGCCAGTATCGACCGCGCCATCCTGCATCGCGAGATTCGCCGCAAGATCAGTTGCCGTGCCACGCTGGCGCTGATCGAGGCCATCACGCCGCCCGATGGCATCGGCCTGCCGATTGGCAACCTGACCAGCCAGCTTTACGCCAACATCTTCGGCAACCTCTTCGACCGCTGGTTGATCGATCATGGCCAGCCGCGTTTCATCCGCTACATGGACGACATGGTGATCTTCGGCCATGCACCGGAGGCGCTGCAATTGCTGCGCATGGGCCTTGAGTGGTTCGCCGCCAACAACGCCATGCGCTTTTCGCGCTGGAGCATCAGCCCGGCCGAGCGGGGCGTGAATTTCCTCGGTTATCGCATCTTCCCGACCCACAAACTTTTGCGCAGGCGCTCAGTCGTCGGCGCGAAACGCAAGCTCGCGCGCCTGGCCGGCGAACCCCGCGAGCGCTTTCTTTCCGCCTGGCTGGGCCATGCTGCCCACGCCGATACCCGCAACCTGCTGACCAAGATGGGAGTCGCACCATGATGAACTACTACCACCCGCAAACAAAAGAGCGCATCGTCACCACCAACCCTGCCGACTGGATGGGCCAGACCGAGATCGACCCGCCTGCCTATAACCCTCAGGCGCAGGGCTGCTTCTGGCGCGGCGATGCCTGGGAACTGGTTGATCCGGTGCCCGAGCCGCTGCCGACACAGACCTGCACGCCCTGGCAAATCCGCAAGGCGCTGAACGCGCAGGGCTTGCGCACTGGCGTTGAGGCGGCCATTGCAGCATCGGCCGACCAGACGCTGAAAGACGGCTGGGAATTCGCCAGCG